CGGCCATCACCGGCGCGAGGCTGATCCCGGTCGATTGCACCATGCTGCCGACGGCGGAGAAGCCCATGAACTGCTCACCGGCGCCGCTCAACAACTGGCCGAGCCCTTCGAGCTTGTCGGCGAACCAGGCGCCAACGGACGTGGCGATGGCGACGGGGGCGCTGTACCACGGCACCTTGACGGGTTTCTGTGCTGGTGCCTGTGGCATGGCCACGGTCGTCTCGGGCATATCCACGGGGACCGGGAGAATACCGTTATCGGCGAACATGGCCGCCTCTGCCTTCCGGCGGCGGACTAGGCCGGCATACTTAACCTTGGGACCACCTGCACCCTTGCTCGCATAGACCCATTTTCCAAATTCAGCCTCGGCGCCTGCGTAATCGCCCTTGTTCAGCTTTCGAAGGAGGGTTGAACGACCAAACGCGGAGGCGCCGAGGTTATAGACGAACGACACGAGGGCGTCGTGTTGTTGCTGATTGAGAGGAACGGTGACCATGCGCTGGACTTCCATCGCGCAGGTTTGCAACTCTGCCATGAGGGCGTTCTCGGCTTCCTCTGCCGTCCAACGCATCCCGAGCTTGACGCCATGGGTCGATCCCCAGCCGATCGTTGGCACGCCTGCCACGTCCAGATAGGCCGTGCAGGAGCCATCAGGCTGGCGGGTGTGATAGCCCTCGAAGTGCTTGACCAAGTCCAGCCCGGCCTTCGAAATCGGCAGGATGTGGTGGATATCCAGGCCGCCGACGGCGGTGATGTCAGCATGGGCCATCTCGTGATGCATAGCCGCGCTCCGGTGGAATACGCATCACTATAGAATCCGTTAACTGATTTGCGGGATAACTACTAGTAGCGGTTGCCGCCCACCCAAATGTGGCCGGGTATGTTGTTGCTGGCGAGATACGCCTCAACGTCCTGCGGGCGCAGGATACGCACGCCGTCCAGTTCGTAGTAGGGGATCGTGCCGCCAGCCATCGTTCCAAAGCTGCCGTTGTCGCGGATGTATTTGACGACGGCGCTGCGCTGGTGCTGTTCTAGTTCGGGGTTGCCTTCCTCGTCATAGGTCTGGTCGGCAAGGCGGGTGGCGTCGAAGAAGCTGGAATGAATGCGTAGCAGGGCGACGTGACCGGGGGCGAACGTCGGCGGGGTGATCTCGTCGCCGTTCTCGTCGTAGGTGCCTGCTTGCGTCATGAACTTGCCGCTACCCGCCCACCAGCAATAGGACACGCCCTCTCGGGTGTTGCCGTCCGCGTCCAGCAATGGGTTGGCGGGCGGGTGGTTGCGGGCGAAGGTCGCGAAGGCCGACTTGCCCGCCGGGGCGTAGAGGATGAGGTCTATGCTCATGTCGTGATGCTTTCAAGCGTTGCGTCGTTCCATCCCTCTGGCACGATTAGGATTTCTTTGATCAATCCGCTAAGCTGTTGATTCACCCCGGAGCGACCATCGCCAATGTCAAGGATGGTCAGCCCTGTCGGCATCGAGCCAGACGTGTCGGCAGTTCCGGCGGTTCCATTCAATGCAGCGTTAAAGGAATCTTCTTGTGCTCGACATGCCACTTTCTGCGACGTGTTTAATCCGGTCATGTTTCCAAGGTTGATGTTGGTTCCAGATGCAGAAGCTCGGTATGTCACGGCGCTGGTCGCACCTGTATAGATGTCAACGCGGTTTGTTGTGCCGCCGTCTGTTATACCAATCGGCTGCGGGAAGTTTGCATACCTGCTTATGGTATACTTTACATACATGCTGAAAGCCGAACCGAGGTTGAACGCGGTTGCCGCCTTGTCTATCAAATCCGCGTCCCTTGTCACCATGGCACCGTTGGTTAAGATCAAGCTGGTTGGTCTCGACGCCGCCTCAAGCTGGTCGCGCCAGAAGGCGACTACGCCGGAATCATCTCGGGTGCTGCCGTTATCCGCAGTCACGGCAAACCAAACCGGCGTACAGTTGGTTCCGGAAGTGGATGCTGCAATCCAAACGCGATACCATCCACTGCCGTCAACATCTTCGATGCCAGAGTCAACATACGTCACCGTTCCGGATGCACTGCCGACTGTGCCGCGTGTGCCATTCGCGAGATTAAACCATACCGAGACTTTGTTTGCAGCGGATATGTTTCGCCACTGCATCTCAATTATGCCGACAGAGTCAATATTTTTGACGTAAACTGAATATGTGTAGGTAGTGCTCGCAGAGATCGTGATGCTCTGTGCGACAATATCCGTGCCATCAAACTCAGCCGTTGCCGCTTCAGTTAATCCGCTGGGTGCTACCTGCGCGCTCTCAACGACCGTAGCATTTCCATCAACGTCACCAGGGTCGTTAGACACAATCAAATTCGTCGCCGCTGGCTCGACGAGCAGTCCCTCCGCGACACCACTGGAGTCGTAGCTGATAGGCAAGGCGTAGCGGGCTGCGCCCGTCGTTGCGAGATAGGTCGCATCGGCTGGTGTCTTATAGACGTGAACCGTGCCACTGCCTGACGTGGAGCCGAGTGTCAGCGTGGTCGTCGCCGCCGTGAACGTGTTGGTGCCCGCAGTCCATGTTCCCGTGGCAGCGCCCGATGCAGTTACCGATACAGAGCCCGTGATCGTGACGGCGTAGCTTGCGCCAGATACAACCGTTATGGCTTGGTTGGCCGGGCTCGCGCTGTTCAAATAGAGATTATGCGCACAATACTTATACGTGCCGTCTGCCTGCCTGACGATCTTCACGTGCGGGTTCGTGTAGGTGAGATATGCGCTGAAGTCGCTGAGGCTGCTAGACAGCTTGAGGTTGGTGTAGTTCTCGGGCGTGCCCGAGTCTTCCACGAAGATCGACGGCGCGGTTTCGAACACCATGGCCAGACCATCGCCGGAACTTGACCACGTCGTCACGAGGGTTTGCGCGAGCGATGAGGCAGCCCCACCGCCACCAAAAGCGTTGATCGGCCAGAATGACCGTGGATCGTTCACGGCACGGCGCAGATCGCGAAGATAACTCATGCCACTTTTTCCTCGTCATCGTGTTCAAGTGCCGCGAGGGCGCGATACAACCTCGTGGACATCTTCATCACCTGAAGGTTGTTGTCTGTGATGTGTTCGGCGAGTTCGGCATAGCGTTGCTCTAGGTCCGTCTGGCGCTGATCGACGGTCGTTTCAACCTCGCGGATCAGCTCGCCGAAGCTTTGCATCATAGTGGCCAGGCGGGTGATCTTGGCGCTGTCCGGGTCTTGGTTCGTCGTCATCACGCTGGTCGAATTCTTCTCGATCGTAACGACTCGTGAACGAAGATCACCGAGCGCCTTGTTGACCCGCTGTTCAATCAGCGTTTGGAGCTTCGCGTGCAAGGCATCGTTGAGCTGCTTGAGGGTTTCGTCCGAGACGACCGGGCGCGCCTCCAGATCGGCCACACGAGCCTCTATGGCGTTGATGCGCTTGGTCAAGAACAAGCCCTGGTCGTCGCCCAATGTTTCACGTGAAACAGGTTCACGAGCCGCTAGGGCACCAACCTCGTCGCGCAGCTCGCGAAGCTGTTCGACCATGACCGGATCGGGTCCAACCTCGGCGGGGACGGAGCCCTCCAGCCCAGCTAGCCGCCTTTCGATCTCCGCAATCCGATCATCATTCGGACAATCGATCTCGATATATCTTTCACCATCAGCTTCGACCTTCCGATAGCCGCGCGGCGTGGGGAAATCGTGCTGTGGATCGCGTGGTATCTTCCTCGGCATTGCGTAATCGTCCTGCGTCTCGTGTTGCGTGCACGCGATTTCCTACTAAGACGCCCGATACCGAATGACTATTACGCCTTGGGTGCCTGATCCACGCTGGCCGTTGCCGTTACCCGCACCGCCGGCCCCGGCACCATAACCCCCACCATTGCCACCGTTGTCGCTGTCGTGGCCGCCGCCGCCGCCGCCTCCAGGGCCGACAAGGAGGCCAGACGACGTATCCGTTGCGATGGGGTATTGAGCACCATTGCCGCCGTTGCCGGTCGAAACCGTTCCGCCGCCACCACCACCGCCGGTGCCTGCCGTGCCATCCGCGCCTGCTGCGCCACCACCCTCCCCGAACGGCCCATCGCCGCCGATGATACCAGACCCGGCCGACCCGCCGTTACCGCCGCCGCCGCCGCCGCCGTTGTTGCCATCTGCGCCGGCACCATTGGCGCCTGGTCCTCGTGGTCCTGCTGCCCCACCGCCGCCTGATCCGCCATCCTCGCCCGATCCAACGTTGCCCGAGGCGCCGCCGGAAAACACGACATCCCCGATACATGACGCCGAGTCACCACCGGCCGCCGACGATCGGTCAGAGCTATTCGCCCCCGCCTTGGCCAGAACGCCCTCGCTGGTGCTTGACGGCGCCGTGGAGCCGGCATCGATCCGCATCCACGTATCATCACCGGAATGCGCTGCGCCGACCTGATAATCGTATTCCGTCGAGGCTGACAGCGTGACATCATCAATCCGGGCGTATGCCCCGCCCCCGCCACCTGCGCGCCCGTTCGAGCCACCATCAACCCCACGTCCGCCTGGTCCGATGCATTGGATCGAAACGCCGCCACTGACCGGCACGTCAGACGGACTTTCCCAAGTCTGCACGCTGCCGGTCGTCGTGAGGACAACCACCTTTTCCTGATACTTCCGAGGCGTTGTGAACGGGATGAAACTCATTGCAGCGCCTCGACGAACAGACGCGAGAATGATCCAACAACTGTGATGTTGAGAAAGAAATCGTTTCCGTCCGTCTCGTCCAAGCTATCGCCTGACACGATTGTGAATCCCGATGTCGTGATTGTTCCGGCGTTAGAATTGTTAGTGACTTGTAGAATGATATTACAGTCCTCGGACGGAACACCCAAGGTAAAGTCAC